GGTTTACGTGAAAGGATTAAAGAACACGGTCTGCGTCACTCTACTCTCTCTGCTATTATGCCTTGCGAGTCTAGCTCCGTTATTCAAAACAGTACAAATGGAATTGAACCGGTCAGATCCTTGCTGATATCAAAAAAGGCAAAGAACGGTGTTTTGAAACAGCTAGTGCCTAACTACCACTTGCGTAGAAAGTATTACACTATGGCGTGGGAAATGGATCAGAACCGCGACTTAATGGACGTAGCTGCGGTAATTCAAAAATTCGTAGACATGAGTATGAGTACAAATCTTTACTACAATTACTCTCATTACGAAGATGGAAATATTCCACTAAGTGTGTTAATTAAGGATCAAATTTACGGATATAAATACGGGCTAAAGAATTTTTATTACTGCAACACACCTGACGGCGATGGTGATACCGAAAAGGATATGGGTTGCGAATCGGGAGCATGTGCAATATGAGTGAGTTATCAGATAAGGAAAAGAAAATATCTAAAGCTGCCGTGTGGGTTTGGAGAAACCTGCTTGCGTCTGGAGTTTTCTTAGCTCTTTTTTGGGTTGGATATAACTGGGTCGGAAACAAGTTTGATGGGATGGAAGCAAAGATAGACAATGTAGAGCATGAGGTTATTAAGGTTGGTACTGTGGTTAAAGAAAGGATTAGAGTTGCTAGAGGTGACTATGGATGGGAAGAGCGTACAGTTGCATTACCAAACATGACGGACGAGGAATATGAGAAGTTATTAGACGAGGGCATACAAATCAGGGAACATATTAACGAGTTTGCCGATGAGTAACGGCGGAAAATATATGCCTTGGTGGATTCAAATACTTATGTTGATTGCGATTGGTGTAATGTATGCAATCCACTACTGGCCCATAACAATTTTAATTACTTCAATAATTTTAGCTTTAATCATTTTGATAGCCCTAAGTCCTTAGACATTTTTATAAGTGAGATAAATGAAAACCATTTTTAATACCAAGAACGTAGACCCTATGACCCAGCCTCTTTTTCTTGGCAAAGACTTAGGGGTTCAACGCTATGACCAAATCAAGTATCCTGTATTCAAGGATCTTGACAGCAAGCAAATGATGAACTTTTGGCGACCAGAAGAAATCGAGCTAAAAAAAGACCGTTCTGACTTTAAGGAATTGTCAGAAAATGAGAAGTTTATTTTCACCTCAAACCTAAAATACCAGACAATGCTAGACAGTGTTATCTGTAGAGGTGTTCCTACTCTGTTAGAATTTGTTACCAACTCCGAGCTAGAAGCCTGCTTGATGACTTGGCAATTCTTTGAAAAAATCCACTCTCAAAGTTACAGCTATGTAATTCAAAACGTATATGCAGACAGCTCAGAGGTGTTTGACGGAATCTATGAAGACAAAGAGATAATGAAACGGGCAAGGTCAGCTATTCAGGACTACAATAACCTGATGGGCATGGCTTGTTCAACATCGTCTAAAGCTGATTTAAAAAAGCAGATTTACATGTCTGTTGTCAGCATTAACATCCTTGAGGCTGTAAGGTTCTATGTTAGCTTTGTTTGCAGCTTTGCTTTCGCAGAGAATAAGAAAATGGTTGGCAATGCTGATATCATAAAACTTATCAAGCGTGACGAGGCTTTGCATCTGGCAAACACTCAAGCGATATTAAAAATTCTCCACAAGCAGGAAGATGAAGGGTTTTTAAAGGTTGCCGAAGAGTGCCAAGAGGCAGCCTGCCAAATGTTTGAAAACGCAGCTAAAGAAGAAAAAGAATGGGCCTCTTATCTGTTCCAAAATGGTTCCATTTTAGGACTCAACGAACAGGTTTTACACCAGTACATTGACTGGCTTTGTATGAGCAGGAGAAAGACCATAGGACTACCATACGACAACGTAGGAAAGAATCCTATTGCTGGATGGACTAGCCACTGGATGAGCAGCGAAAGCGTTCAGGTAGCTCCACAAGAGCATGAGATTACTAGCTACAAGATTGGTGCTAGTAAAAACGATTTGGATGACATGGACCTAGGGGATTTATTGTGAGTAAAGATGAAAGATTTGGTGGCATTGTAGACAGTTTTGTTGATAATATATTGAGCAAGTACGGTATCACAGACGACATGCTCAAAGGCGTATCAAAAGTAGTAAAAGCTGTTACTGATAGTACATCTGTTCAAGAGGTTGGTGACGAGGTTTTTGTGACAATTAACTTGGAAAAAATTCACTTTAAATTTAAGAAGGAAAAATAATGGGATGCTGTAACAATCTTCCTGAGTGTCAGGACCATGTGGTTAGAATGGAAATGCTTGATAAAAGCCATAATTCAATCAATAAAAACGCAGGAACTAAAACACTGATTGAGAATATCACTAAGTGGCATCGCGAGCGTAATTTGATTGAAGGTTCGACAGACAAGGATCAGTTTTGCAAACTAATACAGGAAGCCGGTGAACTGTCGGATAGTATTTGCAAAGGAAAGTCTGTTTCGGACGACATTGGCGATATGCTAGTGGTTCTTATCAATATCGCAGAGCGAAACGGACTCAGCATTTGCGAATGTTTGGCACAGGCTTGGCTGGACATTAAAGACAGGAAAGGCGTGATGGTTGATGGAGTTTTTGTTAAAGATGGTGATTGAAATGTGTACTATAAGTAAAGGAGAAACTTATTAATGGCATACACATCACCATTTAACGACAGAATAGCCTATTTTAACCAAGCGGTTTTTTATAAAACCGCGATTGGTGCTGGCGATCCTTTGACTACCACTATTGCTGACCACTTGTTTTTGAACGGCGTTCAGGATGTGAACGTATCTAGAGAGATTTCTCTAGAGGAAATTCCGTCCTACGGTCAGATTACTCAAAATACATTAAAGTATGGAAAAACTAAGTACCAGATTGAAATAACCAGAGTGCTTAGTTCTATGACAGACGCACCACCACGTAGCGGTGAGGGTGATTTTTTTTACAACACCTCTGGTCAATCGACATACGAAACTGCACATATCGCAAACATTACTAACGGGATAGGTGTTGGAAATGGAAAGCTGAGATATTACGATATAACCGTTGTTTATGGTAGGGACGAAGTTTCTAATATAGATGGGGTATTTCCTCCGAGGGAAGATCCACCGGCAACAACGGGCGAATGTAGAACTATAACCTACAGAAGTGCTGTGCTAAACTCTCTATCGTATGATATGGGTGTTGATGGGTCAGTAACAGAGTCAATATCCCTGACCGCAGAATACTACGAGCAAGACTTAGTTACAGATCCGCTACTTTTTGAAGATCTAGACCCAACAGCAACCCCTGTTGGAATACCGCTACCCAGATCTGGAAAAACGCTGTCTGCAAAAGATATTGTGTTAAATCCTGACGTAGTTCCTCATACGCCAGCAAATCCAAACCCATTAGCTTGGCTACCTTTGGAAGTTCAGGAGTTGTTTAACCTCGGCACAAATAAGGATGGAATACCTATACTTGGAATAACTTCTGTTAACATTGACATAAACTTTAATATCAGAGAATTACAGGAATTTGGACAGTGGAGTGGCAGCGATGTTTATAGCAGCGAAGCTGCACAAACTGCGGGAACACCTGATGAGGAAGGGGAAACAAAAATAAATCAGTATAAAATACTAGATTTTCCAGTCGAGGTGACATGCACATTTGAAGGTATCGTTAGAGACAATTACATCAACTCTAATACGCAAACCACCTCGGATGCCAATCCATCGGCTATTCAGCCACCGATAACAAAATTCGATCACTTGGTTACAGACACTCATTTTAGCTCCTACGGAACAACTAACACCGGATCGGATCTGTATGCCTACTTTGCTAAACAGTTTCAAGGCAACAATAAGGCTGATAGAGAAATTAGAATTTTAGCAAAAGATCCAGTTAATAACTCAAATTATTGGCAGTGGAACTTGGGTTCCAAGAACTTCTTGACTGATTTTTCCTTTTCGGATGGAGCAGTCGGGGGCGGCAATGTGACAGCAACCCTAACATACAAAAATAATAACGAAGTATTTCTAGTAAAGGACTCCACTATTCAGGAATTTTCACCCTCTGACACTTACTAAGGTGCTAAAATGGTTAAGCGAACCGGATCGAAAAAGAGAAACAACAAGCAAAAGCAACCCATTAGGCCAGCAAGAAAAAAACTTAAACCAAAAAGTGAAAATCAATATGACTACATAGACGAAATATCCGAAAACGATCTTACGTTTTGTAGTGGCCCAGCCGGTTCTGGTAAGACGGCGGTTGCGGTAGGTATGGCTTGTGAGTACATGCTAGGTGAGAAGATTGATAAAATAGTTGTATCTAGGCCAGTTATTGAGTCTGGAAGAGGCTTGGGGTTTTTGCCCGGTTCGATGAATGAGAAAGTTCATCCTTACATGGTTCCGATCATCGAAGAAATGAAGTTGTACCTAGGAAGGGAAACGTACAATTCTATGCGGGCCACAAATCAAATTGAAGTTTGTCCACTAGAATATATGCGTGGAAGAAACTTTCATAATTCCTTTATGATTCTAGATGAGGCACAAAACGCGACTTACGAACAGATTAAGATGTTTATGACCAGAATTGGAATCGCCTCAAAAGCCGTTATAAACGGAGACTTGGACCAAACAGATCTAAGAGGCGGTCACTCCGACGAGTCAAGCGGTTTGCAGTCTTGCATGGACAGGCTGGAAGACTTAGAAGGGGTTGGAATTTGCTACCTATCGTCAGAAGACATTGTTAGAAACAAAATCATATCAAGAGTCTTAAATAGGCTAAAATAACCAAAAGATGTGCTTCGGGGGTTACTTGTATCTATAATACAGTACCCCCCTTTTTTATTGAACAGGAACAAGGAAACGATATGCCAACATACGACTTTGAATGTGAGCCATGTGCTTATCATATAGAGATGGTTCAGCGACATGATGCACCTCAGACTCACACATGTCCCATATGCGAACAAGAAACATTAAAAAAAATATACATCAATGCTCCGAGTATTATTATTAGGGGAGAGCCTACGACCGTCGCACAGCAGGCAGAAAGAAACACCGCAAAAATGGGAAACTATGAGTTAGAAACTAAACGAGCTAACGACAAACTTAATACAGAATTGTCAAAGAAGCAAAGAGAAACAAGGGAACGTCATCGGGCAATAGTTTCCATGACACCGGAGCAACAAACCCACTGGGTTAAAACAGGGGAGCGTCCTTCGGTATGAGAGAAACAATGTTTTCAAAGTTGATCCGTAACAGGGTAGAAAAGGATATTGAACCAGTCAGGGCTAGACCTCATGCAGCAATTATAACATTAAAAATAGAGGTAAGAGAACTAGATTCCAATGGCATTATTGGAGAATCGGTTTTAGGCAATGCTAGACTTTCAAAATTTGGCATCAGAGATAAAGCCAGAATAATGATAAAAGGAGCAACGGAAGCCGAGTGTGTCGTAAAAGTAAAAAATCTACTGGAGAACCTTAATGAAAAAACATAGTAAAGAAGAATTGCAGAATATGGGACTGCCAGAACCCACAAGAATGAACATAGAATGGTTTGGGTTAGGAGGCAAAAGTGCGACAGAAGAAAGAACAGCTTTTGCAAAAAGGGTTTGCTGCGTATATGATTACGATAACGTTTCAAAGCAATTTTTTCTAAGAATATCTTCCGGCGAGCTGATTGACCCGTACTACACAAACGCTGGAATAGGCAAGGCTAGGCTTGCTACCTTTGCATTTAAAAAGGTTGACTCGAACACGTTTGATGCTTTTGTTAAGTATCTAAAAAGTAAAAAAAGAACAGATTACACTTTCGCTAGACGACTACTAATGGAGACAAAGTAATGAAAAAAGGCCCACTTTCAAAAAAAGAAAAGTCCTACATCTTGGAAAATTATCACGGTATGACCGCGACTATCATGGCGGACAAGCTAGATAGGTCTGTTCATATGGTTGATAAATTTATTGCAAAGGCTGAATCTACTCAAGATTTTTCATTGCCGCAACCGGAGGAGCCAGAGGAGCCAGTGGAACCGGTCCAAGAGAACAAAGCCGAAAACCCTCTGTACGCCAGAAATGTTGCTGACAACGGAGTGGTTCGTTCTACAATCGGCACACAGGCCGCTTCTATGGCAGCAGACGAATCAAGAAAAAACAGAAAAGAAAACCCAAGTGGGGTAAGTTCACGAATGAAAAGCCATATCCACGTAATCAAGAAAAGGTAGAAAATGTCGGAAGATAATGATGAGTCCTTGATCTTTTTAGACGATGAAGTATGCACCTCGTTTGACCCATTTATAAGGCATCAGTTGTCCCATGTACTTAGCATGGGATGGACAGCACTGATGACCGATGGGACTATTGTTTACTCCGACTACGAAAGGCCGGGCTATGAAAAATTCTGGACAAGGTTTGAAAAGTATTGTAGTAGAACCAATACGGCTCCAAAAAACATTAGACTACACATGTTTGGGTGTCCGAGTATAGAATTTTTTAACGATCCTGACGGACTCGACGGATTCTCTGTAACCAGAGGAGTCGCCAGAGAGCAGTCCATGAATGGAAACTTTAAGGATTATCAAAGTTTAACGGTTTCACTTCTTCATAAGGAATGTAAACATATTGAATTTAAAAAGTTTGTTTGGCCGTTAAATGAATTTGAAGAACTGGAAGGTTCTAGAGTATTAACAAAAACAAACATCTCACAATTGATTTTTAAAAATGACTCAGGAAAACGAGAAAAAGTTCAAGAGTATCTCGACGGGTGAACCATGTAATGCGGCACAGTACCTAGCGGAAATGGTCTGCATCAGAAGGGCTGAACGTGAAAACAAAGGAAGTCTTGCTTATAAGTTTTGGAACAAAGGCGACTCTTACAAAATACAAGTAAGGGTCGCACATAAGATTATTAAAAAATACGGGGAAAAACCAGTATTTTACTATCTGAATAGCCCAAGTGGTAAAAACATCTACTCGCTAGGGTTCCTGCACAAAAGTAAAAAGTTTGTATTAATACTCGACTTCGTAGAAGAGGGTATAAAGAAAGCTAAAAAAATAACAGATGCACAAGAACTGCAAGAGAAGAAAGTTGTAAAGCTACCCAAGGGTGAGTACAAACAAAAAAAGAAAAAGAAAAACAATAGCCTATTATCAAAAATAAGGAAAGCAGATGGCAACAAGTGAATTTAGCAATAAGTTTCAAGCAGATAAAAAATCCACCCAGCCAAAGTATTTGAAAAGTATCTTGAAAGATAATGGAGAGATCATCAAAAGCGGCATAGATGTACTAACGGAAAAGAAAAACCTAGGAATGATCTCGATTAGTCCAGCTATTGATTTGGCTTTAGGTGGAGGTGTTCGTGAGGGATGTTGGTTAACACTTACGGGAGATCCTAAAAGTGGCAAAACAACCACAGCGATGCAGATTGCCGCAAACTGTCAAAAAGAAGGTCGTCCTATTATCTATCTAGACGCAGAAGGTCGTCTTAAAGACATGAATTTTCAGGTTGAAGGATTTGACACTTCTAAAATTCATGTGATTGCACCAGTAGACAAACCTCTCTCAGCAGAAGTTTTCTTAGAAGCCGCTTACAAAATGATGAGCCATCCCGATTATGCTGGAGCCGTATTGATTATCGACTCTGTTTCCTCT